TGATCCATCTCCATCAGGGAGTGTGAATGTAGTTGTTGTTGTTACTGAGGATGGTGCTTGAAACTTCAGTTGATGCGAGTTGTCATCATCTTGAAATGATAATACATCTAGACCTGATGTTCCTGCTGAGAACTCTTTTAGATGCGACATAACCTCTCTTACTGCATTATTCATGTCTGAAGGCAGTGCTGAATTTTCAGCTAGATTTACATCTCCAACTACAGTGTTATTGTCTGCGGTTGCATCATATTCGGTGATTTTGTCTTTTGCCATTATGCGTTCTCCAGTGCTGTAATTCTAGCTTCTAATTCTTGTATGGTCTTCACGAGTAAAGGCACAATTTTGGATTGATCGATTCCTTGTGGAATAATATTTCCATCATCATCTACTGCATCTTTCTCGCCACTTATAGCCTCAGGTACAACTGACTGAACCTCATGTGCTAAGAAGCCATCTACTGTAGTATCTGCATCAGCTATAAAGTTAAAACGAACTGGATTAAGTTGTTTTAGTCTTGTTGTTGCATTCCAATCTGCTGTTACATTTTCTTTTAGTCTGTGGTCTGATGATGTGTTAAATGAAGTTGCTGTACCATTTGTTCTTATACTTCCAACTTGTCCATTTGGATTTACAAATGCAATAGCTTCTCTGTTTCCTACATGGTCGCAACCAGTAAGAATGCCATATTTAACACCATTATTAAGTGCTACAACAAATCCTTCAGTTGCAACGTATGGACTAGAGTCAATAAGACCAAAGGTACTTGCTCCACTGCTATTGATACGCATTTTTTCTGAAGCACCACCAGTATAAAATCTCATACTGTCGTTATCGTGATAATACCCTATAATTCCTCTGTATGAACTTGTACCAGTACCATCAGCAAAATGTATAGATCCAGCTGTGCTTGTACTAGAAACAATAGTTATTCCTGAACGATCATCTGTTTTTCCTACAACTAATTTATCAGCACCATCATCATAAGAAGATGGATTTGATATACCAATACCTACACTCTCTGAACTATCAACAGTTAAAGCTATAGCATCTGCATTATCGTCTATGCCTTGTGATGTAAAAGCACCACTTACAGTAAGATCTGCATTTGCGGTGACATTACCACCATCAGCAATAGTCAAAGCATTATCACCATCAGTAAATTCTATTAATGGAGTTTTGAGAGATGTTGTTGCTGTAACACTTCCAGTAACAGACAAAGCAGTTAGTGCCTGAGAGCCAGTGTCTACGTTCTTCAAATGTGCCATCAACTCTCTAATGGCATTATTCAATCCACTAGCAGGACAATTCTCATCGATATTTATGCTGTTAATATCGGTGTTGCTCGAAGGGGTCGAACTATATAATGTGATGTTCGTCTTTGCCATACTATCTCCTATTCATTCCGAAAAAGTTTATGTCTGAAGAGTTGCCTCCCAACAAACCTCCATAAAATGGAGATCCAGTTCCCATAACTTGAGCAAGTCCAATGTTTGGTGCATATCTTTCAGGATTATATCCAGTTATTGCTCTTCTCATTATGTTTGTTCCTAAAGGGGTGTATGCAGAGCTTGTTAATCCTGCGACTGTTCCTGCTAAAACTGGATCTATGGCGGGAGCAAGTGTGCCTGCACCATAACCACCGCCTCCACTTAACAATACATTTGACATAGCTGTTCTTGTTGCTGTTCCGCTATCTGCAAGTTTCTGCCCTAAAACCTCTTTACCTAAGGTTGCGGTTTCTTGTAAATTCGCCTGACCTGAAGCAAACTTTTTCTTTGTTTTATCCGCTTGCCTAATTGATCTAATTACATCGTTTGGAGTTACCTCTGCGTTGGTAATTCTCTTAAATGTTTCTCTAATAGGAACAAAGTTAGAAAAACTTTTATCTACAGCTTTTAGCTTTTCAGAAAGAGCAGGGTTTTTATCAGCTATTATTTTTTTCATTGTTGATACAATTTCATTAACAACTGGTGCTTTTCTTTGGACAATCCTATCAGGACTGACCGCAAAACCTACACCCTCTGCTGACAAAGCTGATATAGCTTGCTTATAATTGTTCCCACTTAAATCCCCAACATCATCACTTAAACTGTAAAAGAAAGCATCAACGTCATTTTTGAGAGACTTCACACCTTCAGGTGTTAATTTTTTTGCATTTGCTTCGATGATGTCATTAATTGGCTTTTCAAATACTGATTTATTTGGAACTTTTAAATTTGGTATAATTTTATCAAACTCTTTGCTGATAATGTTACCAACTAAAGATTGTGTTGCTCTTCCATCAGAACCATTTAAAATATCTAATTGTGCCTTTGTTAAATTTTCTTTTTTAAATCCGACTTTACTAAGTGGATCTAAAACTTCCTCGTAAATAACTCTGTTAAAATCATCTCTTGATCTTTGATATGCACCTTTAATTGAACTGCCAATTGCAGGAATACTAGTCATAGCATTTTCTATGGTTTTCAAACCTCCGCCAACAGCATCACCAACTGTTAAATTTACACCTTTATCAACTAGTTTTTTTGCACTATCTGATATAAATGGACTTGCTCTTTGAAAAGCACCTCCAGTTAAAGCACCAACTGTACCCCCAAATAATCTATCTCCTTCGTCAGATGCTCCCGCTCCATAAACACCACCCATTCCCATCGCACTTTTTACAGCACCTAATCCTGCTTTTGCTAATCCTGCACCGCCTAAAATCGCTGTTGGCAAACTTCCTACTATTTCTGAACCAATAGCTAAAGCAGGGTTCGTGTTTCTAAAACTTCTTAACCTTTTCCTAATATTTTCTTTTGCATCTTCACTAAAAAACCCCGCTATTTCATCAGCAGTTCCAAAAGTTAAACCTTGCAATGCACTGTCTATAATACCCTGAGTTGTTGATACTGGTATATTAATGTTTTTGCTAAGCTCTTTTGCTTTTATTAATTCATTAGCAATTTCTTGTTGTTGATCCTCAGAAAGTTCTGCAAAGTTATCTTGAACCTCAAACTCTCCATATCCTTCTATTTCTATCTTCATGGCTTAACCTTAATTTTAAGTTTTTTGTTAGGTTTATTAAAAGTTTCAAAACTTTTCTTTATTTGATCAAGAGTTATAGATGAAGCACCTTTAAATCCATCCATAGTTCCATTTGCTTCAAAATACTCAATTGCTTTAAGTTTTTGTTGAAAAGCCAACTCTATTGATTTTTGTAAATTGTTAATCCTTCTAATATTTTCTTCAGGAAGTAATCGTGGATTGAATGAACGAGCCAATAATTGTTCTGCTTCTCTCTCAGAAAACTGACCACCTAAAACAGCTTTAAGGTTACTCTGTACAACCTCTTCAACCATTTGTTGTACCTTCACACCTTCAGGATTAAAAAATGACCTTAAACTGTCAGGTAAGGCAGAGTTATAAACACCAGTCAAATCCTTGCCTTCTCTTAAATGTGTTTCAAGAATTTTGCTTGCGTCTTGTAATTGAGTTATGTTTTTGCCTATGACAGAAGCACCGCCATCTAATACAAATTTTGAGTATACTTTGCCAAATTCCCTATCAATAGCTTTTTTAGCCTCCCCAATCTTAGGTGTTTTTGGAGGTATTTTATAACCTTCTACATTAGTCACTACTGGGTTTGTAGGATCAGAATAATCTACAACTTGACCAGTTTCTGTAACAAATTTAGTGTTAGATGTTTTAGGCTTACTCTCATAAACAACTTTAGGATTATTTGGATCTGAAGTGTCAATTAATGCACCGCCAACTACTTGCAGTTTAGGTCTATTAAATAATTTATTAGCCTGAGCATAGTTTGCTAATCCTGCGTTTAACCCACTACCAACAATCTGACCAAAGGTGCGAGGGGTTGTCGAATAACCACCTTGCTCCAACATTTTTGCAGAAGCACCTAACAACCCATATGTTTTTGGGTCTGCAAAACTGCTACCTAACAAACCTGAAAAAGCATTGTTGTTTTGCTGTTGTACGTTTGGCTCTAATATTTGTGCCTTTGGCAACACATTTTCTCGTGTTGCATTTATAGGTATTCTTACTGGATTTGTTGATATTTCAGGCATACCACCATAAGTCGCTCTTGGACTAAAAGACATCCCACCTCTTGCTTTGTTAAGGTCATTCATAAATGCTAAATCTATAGGTCTTACTGCCATTATATCAACCCTAACAATCCGCCACCGATTGCCCCATACATTGGATTAAATCCTGCAAGTTGTGCTAACTGTGACCCGCCTAAAGCACCGCCTAAGGCTGAAGCACCTTGATTTCTAAATACTGGCTGAACAGTGCTAGAACCTAATGTTCCACCACCAACTAAACTCATGTAGTTTTGTAGCTTCTGATCACCAATATTCTGCTCGTAGTTAAATCTATTTATGTTGTCTTGAAGTTGGCTCATTGCATCAGCTTCTCTAGCAGATCCAACTTGTGCCAATTGTTGTGCATCTAAGTTCTGATATTGTGGTGCTAGTCTTAGTGCATCCTGCTGTGCCTTATAAGCCATTGGAGCAAGTGCTGAAGTTAATGCCTGCTGATTTGCCCCTGATCCATATCTTCCTGATTTTGCAAACTGAGATGTAACAGTATCAATTGCAGGCTTGAATGCCATGCTCATTAGTGGATTAGTACCCATTAAATTTTGCTGTATAACGTCTTGACTTGTTGCAGTTAGGCTATTCGGATCTAAAGCTCTGTCTCTAACCATATTAAGAGCCATCTCACTTTCAGGACTAAAACCAACTGTAGTTGTGTTTGGATAGTATGAAGGCATATCATCCATAAATCTGTCTTTAGCCTGAGCCAAACCAAATTCTAAAAATGGCTTTGCATACGCAGGCGGTTCAACCTGAGTATTTACTGTTCCTGAACTTCCTCCGCCACCACCTTTTGACATATCAATATTCCTTTATAAAAACAGTTGCAGTTGGTTCATAATCTTTCAAAACTTTTCCCCAACCTTTTCGACCTATAATTTCAACTGCCTTACAGTTATATAATATAGACCATTTTCTTATTTTTGGCTCTACCTCTAAAAGTGTTTCTAGATTACCGCCTGCAAGCCAAAACCGCAGAGTTCTGCGTTGCGGATAATTTATTATTTCAGTCACAATGGCACTATCCTCAAATGCCCATAACTGAGCATCGCCTCTTTTGACGATCTCTATAACTTGTTCAAATGTATGACTGTTGTGAGCATACTTTAGAGCATCAACAATCCATTTTTTGCAACGATATACATCATCCAAAAATGACGTAGTCGAAGGATCTAGTGGTCGAAGCATTTGCATGATTTAATGTTGCCTGCCCTTTTTGTCTCGCTGTAACATGAATGTTTTCAGATGAAGCATCGCTAGTAGTCGGCATAAATAAAATCACACTATCTGCACCAATACGATCATCAGACAATGTTGTTGTTGTCGCACTGTTTGTTAATGTCACCGAACCAGTAGAGTTTACTTTTCCATCTAAAATATTATTTACAACTGTTGATATTGTTCGTGGCTCATCGCCTATAGGAGATAGCCTTCTGTAGTTATTAACTCTTGTCATCTTCTACCTAATGGTTGACCTTCTATATCAACTCCCTGAGCAAAATCCCAAAAGCCTGATATATTCATTCTTATTCTATGAAACCTTCCCTGAGATCTATGCTGTACAAATCCCTCATCAGTCAGGCTGTTTGCTGTAGAAAACGTAACGTCATCATCTTGTCTGTCTCTTGCCCCAACTTGCATTGTTACAGAGCCATCCCTGAAATATGGAACTGTTCTTGTTACAAGTGAGTGCTTACCTTTATTGATAGCAAACTCTGCTGTCTCAATCGTTGCATCCAGTGGCTGTCCAGTGAATGCAAATATTTTATTTGAAAAACTGCCACCAAATAAAAAGTTTCCGCCCTTATATAAATTACTATCTAATGGTGCAGGCAAACCCTCTAGTGTCGCACTTAAATTATCTAGTCCTTCTAAGGTATATCCTGCTGTATAAAATGGTGCGATAAGGTCTGCCGATACTTCAGCTATTGACCATTTACCTACTGCATAATTATACATTAAAATTTTATCAGGACTTGTGCCTGAGGTGTTTGAGTTTGACACATAAGACCACGCAACTATTTGGTTTTGCGGATCTACTGCACAACTCATTTTAAAATCAAATGCACTATTAAAATCTTTGAAAAAGAATTTATTTATTTTTTCAGCACCAATTGGGGTACTGCCTTTACCATCAAATTGATAAAAGCCATCTTCTGCCAAATAAAATACAAGCCTGCCCACATTTCCAACTGATCCTGAGTAAGCACAACCTCTCTGAGTTTCAACTTTGTCAATCTGATAGATCAATGGTGTTCCTACATATTGAGCAATACATATAGCTTTTTCTAGTAATATTGTTGCGTATTCTCCGCCCACTAATCCAGTGATTGCTCCTGCATCTACAATATCTTGAAAGTCTGCCTGATCAGTTCCTACAGTCCAACTGGTTGCATCATTTATACCTGACCATCTAGTTCTAAATGGAACTCTTCCTGATCCTTCATCAATGTTGGCTGTCCAAACCTGATCTCTTACAACTGCTAAAAAATCAGCTTTTGGTGCATTTGCTAAATCTGCAAAAGCAGTGTCAGTTCCTAATGTAAATTCTTGCAGTGTCTCTCCTACACCGCCTGAAGCAATAACACTTGTGCCAAACTGAACAAATCTCCAATACTCACCATCTGTTAGAGAGTAACCGCCACCCTTACCAATACTTGTTAGATTAGAGTTAGACGAATTAAACTCATAAAGTTTAGTTGAGTTTCCTGCAAATAACTTCACATTTCCTGAGTTATCTTTTGATGCGAATATACCTTTTAGGGGTGCATCGCCTGCATTTGATACAGCCTGAAAACTATTAAAAGATCTATATCCTGAAATAGCAGGGATGACATTCTTTGCAACTGTAACTCCTGCATTTTCTAAATCAGGTTGATCGGGCAACCATTCACCAAACTTAATCATTGCTGTAACCAAACCTCACTTCCAACATTTTGAATTGCCCAAACTTCCGATCCAACACCTTGTATAGTCCATGTCTCAGATCCATCTTCTATCTCAGTCCAATCTTCTCCGAGTAGCTTTGAACTTGCAGTTA